ATCATTTTCCCATAATTGATAGTTTGTGTTCCAATAGTTATAATCAGAATACAATCTAATATCATAAAAATGCCCTTCAACTAAGATAGGATTAAAAGCTTGATTAAATGTTAGATAATTTACATCAGTTATTGCATTAGTTATATCATAATATACTGTGATATTAGTACTATCATCAGTAATAGACATAGTAAACTCAGCACCGTAAGTTCTAGGTATAATTTTAAAAGTTTGTGCAGTAGCCGAAGTGTTAAAAACAATCATTATCTATATAACGTAATAAATAAGTTATTTTGTACAAACAATATTGCAAAAAAAAAGCACCCTAAAAGGATGCCTTAATTTTTAATATAATTTAATATTATGCAGTTGGATCAATTTGTCCAGCAGCAGCAGTAACTAAACCAGCATCTAAGAAATAAGGTGCAAGTTCTTCTAATCCTTCCATTGTAAGTGTGAATCCAGATAAATCTCCAGCAGCAGCACCTGTTACAGTAGTTCCACCAGTACATTCCATACCGTTTTCAAAACCACAAAGGAATTGATTTCCATAATAATCTTCAACAACAACATAAGGTCGAGCTGTAGCAATTAGCTGTAATTCAGCTTGTGTTTTAGCTTCTAAATATGTTAGTGTTAAGTTTAGTGTTTGAGTATAAAAAGTAGTTCCATTTTCTCTTGAACTTGTTACAGTAGTTTCAAGTGATGAATTACCTTTTACGTCAAATTTATACCAAGTAGGTGAACCTGTTAAGGCAGTTACTTGTTTTGTAGTTGCATCAACTGTAACAGCAGTTATAGCACCAAAGTCAGCAAAGTATGCTGCTTTAATCCCACCAAATGCACTTTTACAAGGGATACTTCTTCCAATAGTTAATAAACAAGCCATATCATTTAAATTTTTTATGTTAAAACCTTGAGTATCAAGCTGTTAACTTAACTTAATACTCTTAGTTGTCTAATTAGTATTAAGCGTATTCTACAATATCAGAAGCAATTCCGAATTGTACACCTGAAGTAAATCTCATAATCATTCTTACATTGTCAGATCCATCAAGGTCAATCATATCAAGAACTCTTACTTCTTGGTTGTTGTTTAATAAACCAGTTCCAAAGTAAAGGTTAGAAACTTCAGCAGCATACATTTTATTGTCGCTCATTCCAGGACAAACAAATATTTGAACACCATCAACAGTTAGTGAACCATTGTTCCACCATTGTGTTCCTTTGTTGTCAACCCCAGCATTTGAAGTAGCAGCAACAGAGAATCCACCAAGTGCTTGAACGTAAAACTTAGCTATTGAGCTAGGTACATATATTCTTAATCCTTCTTTTCCATAAAGTGAATTTGGAATTCCAGAAACTACTTTTTGTAATTCCGTAATTACATTTGCGGAATCAACGCCACCACCAACAGCAGCAATTTGTTGTGCAGCAGGAATATCTCCAGCAGCAGCCGATGCAGCTATGATTTTTTCAAATCCATCAAATGAATTATTTGAAACTGCAGCAGTATCACCTTGCCAGATATTTAATTCTGTAGATTGTGCAACTTCAGCAGCAACGTGAGCAATTAAGAAATCAGAAAATTTAGGTGGTAAAGATTGACCTAAACCAAATCCCATAGATTGAGATTCCCAATCGTTAACGAAATCTTTTTTACAAAGTTGTAAGTTAACCTGTAGCTCATTTGGCTGTAGGATTTGTTCAGTTAAAGTGATAGTTGATGTTGGATCAAAATCACAAGTGGCTGGTGATACTAAAGAACTTGTAGCTAATTTCTTAATTACTTCTTTATATCCAATGTTACTTTTTACAGTTAAACCACCATCGTTGATTGTACTCGCCGAAAGAAGCGCAGCCGCTATATAAATTCCAGAAAATTCTCCAGAATATGACGTTGTAACGTTGACTGCAGTTGCAAGATGTACGTTTCTTAAATTACTCATTTTTATTTTTTTTTATTTATTATTAATTATGATTCTGATATCCAGATTCCTTGTCCACCTATGATATACCATTCTGTTAATGATACTGCCCTAAGTGCTACCCAGTCACCTTTTAAAGCTGTTGCTTTTGTGTTTTCTAAATCTTTGTCTAATACACCTGAAGCTGAAAATACTGCTGCAGCTTGTGTCATACTTCCAATAATTTTATTAGTATCTTTTGGAGAAATTACTAATTTAACAGCGGCATCTGCTCCTGTGTTTCTGAAAAATATTGTGCTTCCTAAATTACCTGAAGTAATTAATGGAATACCAATAGTTAATGCATCTACTGCAACGTTATGGTCATTTCCTAAATCTGATTCAGAAATATCACCTGTCGCTGTGTAGTAAGATTGTGCAACTTGGTTGCGAACTTCATCATTTGATAAATATTTGTATGCGCTCATTTTTTTATTATTTATTTATTAGTTATTATTTAATCTTGATAAAACTCTGTCTAAAACTGTAGGTACTCTGTTTGCAGAAATATTAAATCCTTTATTAGATGGAGCTGATTTTTGTTCTGGATTGTGTCTTATTGGTGTTGTAGCTGGTGCAGAAAATTCTTCTTTAACAGTTCTTGATTTTAATGGTTTTTCTATTGCCATTTCTTCTTCACCATCTTTTTCCATTTTACCTTCTTTGTCAGCTTTAAGATCAGCAATAGCATCTTCAAGGTTTTGGATTCTTTTTTCCATACCTTCCCAATCACCTACTTCAGCCATTTCTTTTTCTTCTTCTTTTTCTTCTAAATCTTCAGATATTTCTTCATCTTCTTTAGCAGGAACTTCATCAGATACTTCTCTAACATCTCCAATGATTCCTTCTTCTTCTACAACTAACAATCGACCATCTTCAAGTATATATTCGCCAACTGGCATTGCTACTTTTTGATCATCTGTTTTAATAAAAACTTCTTTTCCTTTTTCAAAGCTTTCAGCTTCAATTAAAGTTCCGTTTTCTAGTTTACTATCTTCAAGCTTTACTTCTATATTTAAAAGTGTCTTGATTTGTTTTAACATTTCAGTAGATTTCATAATTATTTATATAACGTTATTAATTTTAAATTTTGTATTTTCAAGTTATTCTTGTTATTGCACCTATGCCTTGAGCAATTAAAGAACCATTGCAACACTCCCTTGAATAGATTGGAGCATCTGCACATAAACACCCTCTTTGTCCACCAGTTTGAGATGATCTAGCAGGGATGTAACCTACATCACCAGGTTGTAAAACATTTTTAATTCTTCTTGACATTAATTTTATTTTTGAAATGTTGAAGGATCTTTAAAGCTATTTATTATGTTTAAGACATCTTTTGATGTTTTAATATTTGATTCTATATTTTGATATTCTTTGCTGCTTTTTAAATCAACTCCTAATTCTTTTCCTGCTTTTAAATATCTTTTTGCAATATCATCTGAAGGTTGTATAGAACCATCTAAATCATTATAAGCATCTATCATTTTAGAAAAAGGTTTATCTGCACCTACAAGATAATCTTGATAATTTTTCCAAGAAGAATCTGCTTTTTTTACTGCTTGTAATAAATCTTTATTTCTTTGTTTTAAATCATCTGCAATTCCTAATTCAACTTTTTCTAATTCCACTTTTTCTTTTGGTAATCTATCAAAGATTCTTTGTAACTCTTGTGGTGTTTTCATTTATATATTTTATTATAATTTAACTACTTGTGAAATTAAACTTGCTTTTTTATTCATTAATTTAACTCTGTCTTGACAAGCTTTTGCAAATTCTTTTGCATCAGCAGCCATTTTATCAACCCCTAATTCTTCAGCTTTTTGTGCCGCATCTTTAAATTGAATTTCTAATGAATTATATTTTGGTATGCGTTCTTCGTATTTTTTTTCAAACCCCATTAAATCCATATCTAAACTTTTTGTCTGCAATTTTCCAAATTCTTTTTGTAAATCTTCTACTAAATTTAATTCTAACTTTTCAGCTTTTAGTTCTATCTTTTCTTTTGGAAACTTATTAAAAATTGACTGTAACTCTTGTGGTGTTTTCATTTTAATATATATCGTTTAATTTTATTGCTATTGTACTCAATGATTTAACTTGTCCTGTCGCTATTTTTAATTGTACTTTTGCTTTATCAATATCTGAATTTTTTCCAATTCCTAATTCTTTTAATGCTGTTTCAGCTTTATTAATCCCATCTCTTAAAGCAATTACTTTTTCATTTAATGGTTTTGCCGCAGCATCAACTTTGCCTCTTAATGCTTTTGCACCATCAACAGCAATACCTAATGCATCTTTCCATTCTGATTCTATATTAGATGAAACTTTTTTAACCTCATCAATTAAACCTAATTCTACCTTTTCACCTTTAACAATCTTTTCAATCTTAGAAAGTAATTCTTGAGCTTCAATCTCGAAGCTTTCTTCAACTGGCTCTTTTTTATTCTCCATTTTATCAGCAAAGTATCCTTCGATACTGAAACCCTTAACTTTATTTGTTTTAACATACTCATTCCATACTTCATCGTTGTTTACTTTTACAGTACCCATCCAAGTGCCTACAGGAACATTTAAATTATATAAACGACTTTTGTCTTGAGTTTCACTTTCAACGATCCAAGATTCAACAAGTGTTAATCCACTTAATTGATGTTGGTGTTCTAAAGTTGAATTGTTTTGATTGCCGTTTTTTAAATATAATTGTGATGCTTTTAAAATAGTATCTTTTGAAAAATAAATGTAATATTCTTCTTTGTCTGATTTCCTGTATATCGGTTTATTAGGCACAAGTAAAGCACCCATTAATAATTTTTTGTCTTTAGATATTTCAGCTAGTTTTATTTCATCAGATTTTAATGCAATGAAATCTTCTTCAATAGCTGGGGATTCTACTATGGATATTGCTTCAATTCCAGATCCCTCTTGTTCTTCGTCAAGAACTAATTCAATTATCTTCATATGTTATATAACGTATTTAAATGTTAATTTTATATTTATATAGTTGCTCCTTCAATAATATTTCTATCTAAACTTTGTGCTGTCGTAACATCGTTTGAAACTACATAAGCTTTTACTGGTGTTTGTGTTTGTCCACCTATTGCATCCGCAAGTTGACTTGTTTCCCCTTGACCTACTACATTAAATGATGGTGGTGTAGGAATTGCTGGTGTTGGAACTGAACCACCTCCTGAAGCTCCTAAACCTGCTGGTGGTTGTGGATCTTTAGTTGATAATATACTTTTAACATTCGCAATACCTGCTGCTGTAACTGCTGCTGCTGCAATAAAATTAAAAGGTGGTGGTGATGCTGATAAAGCTTTGTTAGCTCCAGCAAAAGTATCTCTAACCGCTTGTACAATGGCAATAGCTTTTCCAAACTTAGAACTCTTACCTACAATAGATGCAAGGTTTCCAAGTGCATTAGTCATTATTTCTGTTTTAGATTGTGCTAAATCTTTTTCAATCTTTTC